TGCGTAATTTCCTAGACATCCCAGTTTCTTTCTCATCAGTTGCTTGCACATGATTGCGTCATTCGGCCACGCACCATATCGCTCTACAAGTTTCTTCAACTTCCATGCGCCGTCTGGCGTAATGTAATAGGCTGAGTTTCCGGGCAGCCCTTGTGGTATTCGATCATCATCAATCGATGGCGCTTCTACAATCTTATCACCGAAAATAAGTTCATGATAGGCGGCCGCCCTTCTTGTCGCACCACGAGGATCATTCAGCGATACGATATCAAACGAACTGTTGGTCACCTCTTCTTCGTCAAAGGGCCTCGTGAAGATAGCATCTTGTTCAAAGATAAACAGAGGCTCTTTCAGTGCTATCTCCCACAATCGATAGTGAGACATAAAGCACGCCATACGTTTCTGCGGTACTCGCGTCTGGTATGGCGACTTAAACAGGCCTGTCTGAATGTCAAGAACGCCTGTAGTCCATGGATAGTTCCATTGAATACGGCGCTCTTTAAATTCTTTCACAACATCTTTTTCAGTTGTTGCAGGAAAGATCTCGATATCGATACTAGCACTTAACTGAAGAATCTTCGCTTGTTGTTGCGAATGCTCATCAGGAAGTGTTATGACAAAGGCTTTAGTCGGCATTGAGATCTGTCAAGGGATTACCAGGATGCCCTTCGACCATTGAAGATTCTAATCGACGCCCTTGAGTACGTCGAACGATATCATCCGCGTTAAACTCAGACCAGTACAATTCAAATGCAACTCCGTCGTCAACACCTACAAACTGATGCCACTTCCCTGGTTCTACTTTGTAGTAGTCGCCAGCACGTAGAATAGTTTGATCACACAGGTTTGGACGCATTTCACTTGGTTCATCAGCCCAAGTCTTGACCATCAGTGTGCCCGACTCAACGAAGAATCCGTTCCACTTTGTTTTGTGATAGTGTTCACTACAACAGTGATTTGCTTTGAACTCAATACGATGAAACTCGAACGTATTGTTGTGTTCAATCAGTTGGGTGTTGCCCCATATTTTACCTGATTTCATCTGGCTTTTCCTTTAGTTTCAGATACACTCGTTCAAGCACATCTGTCAGTTCTAAATTATTTTCTTCAAGTGTGGCAATGACCCATGCAACATCACTGTCGAACCGTTCTTCGTTGTACATCAAAGTACTTTCGTTAATGATCTTACCTGATACACCTTTCTCGCGCATCAGATTGCGAATTCGCGTGATCATCACATCACCGATGCCACGCGATTCTCCGTTCCACTTATCACTCATTACCTTTCAGCCACTCAAGAACTTTCTCAGGCTTTGATGCTTCGTATGGATCAGTCTCAATGTTATCGCCAAAGCCTTCTTCAGCAAATACAGCCTTCACGAGACCATCATCAACGACCATTGCATATCGCCAAGAGCGACGACCAAAACCAAGATTGTCTTTGTTGACCATCATACCTATAAGGTCAGTAAAGTGGCCACTACCATCAGCCAAAGGCAAAACTTTTGTCACGCCCATGTTTTCAAACCATGCATTCATTACGAATGTATCGTTGACTGAACAACAATACACTTCATCAACACCTAGTTCTTGAAATGCTTCAAAGTTCGCTTCGTAACCAGGTAACTGGCTCTTCGAGCAAGTCGGTGTGAATGCACCGGGTAGACCGAATACTACGACCTTTTTGTTTGAGAAAATGTTTGCTGATGTGGTGTTGTCCCACTCACTGCCTACTCGGCGTTTAAACTCTACACCTGGCAGTGCTTCGCCCGCTTCAATCATTAAATCCATCACGACTCCTTTGGATAACCTTCATGCCATTCTACAACAGTATCAACACGAAATGAGCGCCACGCCTTCTTGTCTAATGCCCAGACTGCGTAATGCTCGCTTTCAGGTTGCTGTTCAATTTGTTCGGGAACATTCTGTTCGCTCAGGTCCCGGTTGAGTGTGCAGGGCATCACCCTGATTTCGCCGGTACCAACTTTCTTGAAGGTCACCGTTACCGGTCCCTTCTGTGCCGCTTTGAGAAACTCGTTTGCGTTCATTATCTATCTCACTCTTAACTAAGGTATAAATCACACCCAATACTGGGTCCATTTTTTGAAACTGAAGCGTGACATTCACACGCTTCTTCTTAGGCTCACAGTCTTCGGCTGCCGTTTCGGCTGCCAAAAACAGGATACTAATCATCAATATCAATGTCAAAACTATACGTGATGTTAAACTCTTCGGCATTTTCGGAACCTCCTTCTGCCCAGTCAGCGAAGATACGAATCCACATCTCATCTTCTTTCTCTTGGATACGCTTCTCACGATAAGCAACGAAGTCTAGTATGTTACTCATGCGCTACGTCCTGTACCCATAGGTTTAGGTTGAGCATAGCGATTTTCGTCTGACTTGGCAAGAGGGCCGTTTGGATTGGTCGCCCAAGACTTAGTGGCTTTGTCCCACTCATCTGGCGTAGCATCATTGAGACTGTTACGAGGCGGCGCATGACTCCAATCAACACCGTCATTGATAATTGGGTTGGGCAGATCTCGTGTGTCTAGCCCTCGGCCATTCTCTTGATCGTGCACCCACAACTGAATCAGTGCGTAGTGCATAATCTTCATCAAGTCTTTTCGGGCCTCAGCGGAGTCTCCCTTACGACCATAACGCTTCGCATATTTGATGACGTTCCCAAGGCAGAAACCAGTACCGTGACCACTATCAATAATGATATCAGTCGCTTGATACTTGTCTGTCGCATAATGTTGATCATATGTTTTGTCAACGTAAGCCTTCAGTTCCGCAATTAGGTTTTCTTCATTGAATTTGTATTGCATTCTATATCCTTGTACCAAGCGCCAAGCGCCCATCGAGTACCGTTTTTCACTTGTCTAACTCTGTGCCAATAGTGTATACCATCATACCATATAGCACGCCCAGTTTTCGGCGTAAACATCGTGCCGTCTTTAAATGCCAACTGCCCATAATCAAACTCATCATTGAGCCATATGATCGATGTGAGTGTAGTGGCTCTACTCGCAACATCATGGTGCAGTGACATATATGAGTTTTCAGGCCATTTGTAGACCTGTGCCCATTGTAACTCTTTACCTAGTGTTCGACCAAAGTCTCGTATTTTAAACCAGGCTTGTCTCGCTTCATCAGTCAACCACGGGTTCGGGCAGGCCGCATTCTTTAAATCACCTAACATAATATTTTCTGATAGGTTGTGTGCATTGCCAGTTGTTGGTGCGCACTTGTGTGGAAACTCAGTAAAAAGATCTATACAAGCCTCACACTCTTCAAGCGTAAAGAAATCATCTATGAGAATTGCAGTCTTAGATGTGTTCTTTAGACCCATCTGCATATTCAATCACCATAGTATCTTCTTCAAGATCTATTTCAATACCCTTTGCACCGATCTTACCCAAGAGTCGAGCAATGTGATCTGCGTGTAATTCTCCCAGTTCACGTGACGTAAGGATGTCCTGAAACCACTTACCTACATAAAATGCGGTAGCGATACAGAAAGTTGCGATAACAGTATGAGTATATGGGTCCATGATGCTCTCCTAGTTGAAGCGAATACCTTTAAGTTTTTCACCGGCTTTAGATTTCTCAAACACAGGTATATCATCTTCAACGATCAAATCTTGTTCAGACTGATCAACATCATACAATTTCATCTTCGATCTGTCAACACCCAAAACAAACTTCTTGTTAGCATTCGGGTCGTTGTATCGATTCTTCAACTGTTTCACCATAATTTGCCCAAGACTCTGCAACTCATCATTAGACACTAAAGCAAACATAAGGTCTGCGGTCGCTGGTAGACCAAACGACTCAGACGTATCTTCGAGACCGGGATCTGAGTTCGCATAGCCAGATCGAGTAGTCTGTGTAGCAGACACAATCGGCACATCGAACTCAACAGCCAAGCCACGAATCTCTTCAGCAATGGCTTTGATGTAAGAGTATGAGTTGATTGAGCCACCCATGCCCTTCATTCTTGCACTTGCACATATATTTAGATAGTCTATGAAGATCATTTCAGGTTTGAACGACTTTTTTAACTTTAATTCGTTCAACAACGCACGAAAATGCCCAGTGTGCGCCTGGCCAGTTGGGTACTCTTTGATGATCAGTTTGCCCTCAGTCTTGTCGGCGATAGACTTGATGCGGTCTGTGAACATAGGCTTCGACATATGATCGAGTTGATCAATCGCCACGTTCATCAAGTTCGCATCAATTCTTTCAGCGATTCGTTCTTCAGCCATTTCCATGGTGATATAGAGAACGTCTCTGCCTTGAGAGAGGGCACTGGCGGCGACATGACACATGAACAATGATTTACCTACGCCGGTGCCAGCAAGCGCGATGTTTAGCGTTTTGTTGGGCAACCCACCTTTGGTAATGGTATTGAAATATTCCAGATCAAACGGAATACGTTTCTCTTGCTCATGATAAAAGGCGTAGCGTTCTTCAACATTTTCAAAGTAGTCGTGACCTACATTTGTGTCAAAGCACACCGCCAGTGCTTTCTGTAGGATGTCAGGCAGGGCATCTTTAGTGTACTGAGTATGTTTGCCATCAATGACTTGAATGGACTCCATAATCGCCAGATACACGGCTCTGTCTTGACACCACTTTTCGGTACGCTCAAGCAACCAGTCTTCGTTTTCTTCTTTGCGTTCGAAGATAGAAGGCAGGATGTCAAGCGCGTGAGTATAGGCTTGCTCGGTGAATTTGTCTGATTCATCGATCTCAATCTTGAAGGCTTCAAGTGTCGGCAGCCGATTGTACTTCTGCACATACTTGGTGACTTCGTTGAACAGCAAACCATAGACGCCTTCGAAGTATTCACGTTTGATAAACGGAATCACTCGGCGCATGTATTGTTCATTTGTAAGAAGGTTTCGAAGTATTGTAAGTTCTAAATCAATCTTCACTTTTTTCTCTAGTGGCTAGTGAGCCATTTTGAATGGCTTGGTCAAGAATGTCTTCAAGTACTTCACCCACGAATTCTTGAAGTGCGATATCTTCTTCTGTCAATTCAGAATTAGGAGAAGACTCTATCACAAAATTGTACTTGAGGCAATCGTCTTCTGGATCGAACGATACATTTCCAAGTTTTACTACGGTTTCGGGATGCGGCCCTTCGATGAGCCGTACTGCCCATGCCTGCGAGTTGTGAGACTCCTCAACAGGCACGAGCGAGTAGTGTATGTCTTCGCTTACTTTGTCTAAATTAATCGGATTCACCTTCAACCTCAAAGTCTAGTTCTTCGGCGAGTGATGTACCGATAGAGTATGCATCACGTACATAGGCTTGAAACGCTGGATCAGCCAGTACATCACGCCAGAACTCTTCGTCAAGTTCTTTCTCTCGGTACTTCTTCTCTTCACCGGCCTTTGAGTACCAGCCGTTGCTAGGCTTCACAACAAAGCCGCCGGCCATGGCCACGTCAAGCAAGCCCGACATCTCGTTGATGCCACCTTCCCACGATACTGAGATAGGTATCTTGCTTTGCTCTTTTGTATAGCGAGACTTCTCGACCTTGATCACAAAGTCATAGCCAGTGATCTCAGTACCAGTCTTGTTCTGTCTGCGGCCGATAATCCAAATGTTGTTCGCAGAATAGTAGATGCCTGTACCGCCACCCACGATGTCTTTCGGGAACAAACCAATCTCTTTGTATGTGTGATTGATCGCCAACAAAGGAATATCTTTCATCGCAAGATACGGTGTGACCATACGGAACAGACCTTTGAGGGCTTTCGCTCGTGACATATCAGCAACAGACTTTTCGTTCATTGCATCTTCGAGTTCTTTCTTTGATGCAAGGTTGCCGATAGAGTCAATCACGATGATCACATCATCAGTCTTGTTGAGTTGGTCGAGTTGGTTCACCAAATCAAACTTCAATTGTTCGGCGTCTGTGACAGGAGTGTGGAGTACGCGGTCAGTGTCGATGCCAAATGTTTCAAAGTATGATTGTGGTGAACCAAACTCGGAGTCGTAGAACAAAACAACTGCGTCAGGTTTTGCTCGTAAATATGCGGCTGCCATCTTGAGTGCAAACGATGTCTTGAAATGCTTTGAAGGCCCGGCCAGTACAGTCAGACCAGGTGTCAAACCGCCATCGAGTTTGCCCGAAAGAGCCACGTTCATCATTGGTACGCCAGTATCGACGTACTCGGTTTCGCTAAAGAACTCAGATTCAGAAAGAACACTACTCTGAAGTTTTGAGTTCTTCTTGAGTTTTGCCATGAGAGACATAATTAGTCCTTAAGATTACGTAGGTTGATACATTCTTCTAGCACAGTCAATCTGTCGGTCATACTTGCAAACATCTTAACATCTGTATTTGCATATTCGCCGGCAAAAGATCGTGCCTGTTTTAGGGTTACATCACCATCAAGTTGTGCACGAACAAACGTAGGAATCATCACACGATTGTCGTTTAACTCCGGACAAGACTCTATGTTGCGTCTTACGATAGAAGGGTTGGCGCCTTCGATATCGATAATTGCCTGATGTAATTGATTAAAGAACGTTTGCTTTACAGCCTTGTAGCCAGAAATAGCCATCTTCGTAAAGGCAATTTCATTGTGAGTGCCCTTTACGATTTGTCTAGGTATTAGCGTTGATACACGTAGCATTAATTCTTCATGCTTATCAACAACATCTGGACCACCACCGATCATGTGATAATCACACACAAGCATTTCTTCGGCCGTCTCAGTGATTTCTGGCGAGTAAACAAACTTGTTCAAGAACCACGCGGCGCCAGAGGCTTGTGCGATTCGATCAAGCGTCTCAACGTTCACTGTTGTCTTGAGACAAACTCCCGCTTTTGTCTGCTTTGCAAGCGTAGCGATTGTCTTGATCAGTTCTGCATCATCAATCGATTCGTTTTTGAGCAACGGTACATCTGAACAGACAAACACTAATGCTGGTCTCATCTCAACAACTTGTTCAAGATCTTGAATAGCAGTCACATCTGCCAGTTTCGGATCAAAAACAACACGTGTTGCATCAGCGAGATAATTCTCGCCCATGACCGCTACACGTAACTTTTCTTGAGTGCCAGGTGCTGGTGCTTCCGGTCTCTCAAGAACGGTGACTTCGCCCCATTCCATTTCACTCATTTGACCAGAGGATATGGCTTCATCTTCAACGGTCGTACCTGGCGGCGTTTCAATTACAACTTCTTCTTCACTCATACTTCACTCCTATACATTTCTGTATGCGTATTCTACAGCCCTATCGGCTTCAACTTCCAGTGGTCTACTATCATACCAATTTCCTGTGTCTTTGTCAAACTCTCGACACAGATCTGCCACAATGCGCGGCGTGATCGGGTAATTGTTCTTGATAGCATTAGCCGCGATTGCGACCATAATTTGATACATCTTGTGATACCAGCCGGTATCGGTGATAGTCTGGTACTCGGCAGCCAAACGCTTCGGGAACCACGGGCAATCACGATACGATGTCCAGTTCACTTCTGTGTTTTGCATCTGTTCTTTACGATACTCTACAACCGCTTTCGCCATTTCAGGTGGCAATCTATCAAGAAAACTATTACCTGTATTTGGTCTATAACTCCACTGCGACATTATATAGTCGGGATCTAAAACTTCACCATCGTTCTCAAAGATGAAGTTAAAGGCATCATAGTCAGCAGGCACATAGTACATACGTGACAAGTCTTTTGTCTGCTTGTCACCTAGATCACCCAGCGTTGAGTTCAGCGCATACCAAAAATGCGGTATCTCATCTTTGTCTACGTGTCTTGAGATTGGGAAGACGAGTCTGAACTTTGGTTCTGTGGGGGTGCTTGAGGCGGTTGAGTAACATATGAAACGATATTGTCCGCAAATTGCTTGAAGGCTACTATGGATGTCTCCGGCGTGTATGCTAAAATCATCAACATCAACAGCGCACCACCCAGCCCAATACATAACGTTCTTATTAGAGCGCGTACTATCTTGGACATAAACAGCAGGGCTAATAAGAGGAGAAGAATTATTTCCACCTTTCTGGCCTTTCTTTTGTGACAAAGTAAACAGCATCTCTGAAAACTCTTGCCAAGATTTCAGTGTGATCTGATTGTCTGTCTTGTTGTCGTAGGTGTTTCGAAACACCGTCAATTCATATTTCATAGAGAACAGTATACGAATTTTTAGGCAAAAGTAAACCTTTCTTGAAGTATTTGATAAGCCTTACGAAACTCTTTCTGACGATTCATATTGTTTGTCTTGTGATGTCTCGCATCCCATGGCACTGAGAAGCCAGTCTTTCTTGGGTTGGTTTGAACATGATCAGGCAGCCAGTCTTTCATGACTTCACGTGTCATGTATTTGTATGAGCCTGAATCTGCATAACGTGGCTTTTGCATTCTGACACCAAAAGGTATTGTCGCCGCATACTTCACAAACTCTTGATGCAGATATGGCACCCGACTCTCAATGCCGAATGACCCACATAACAGATCAATGATGCCGCAGAAACTATCGGTAGAGTTGAGCATTCGCCAAAACAGATGATTTGAGTTGTCATCTACAGAGTTAATATGCCAAGGGTAGAGTTTGTCCATAGAACCAACGCCATCGTCATCACGTATTTTTCTTATTTGATCCCATGTATGAAAGCGTTTTGATGTGTAGTAGCCTCGATGCCCTTTTGGCCGTGCATACCAGACGTGCCCATTATAACCAGTAAGTATCTCATCGGCTAGATCACCGGTGATATA